CGAGCTGGTCCGGTCATCCAGGACGGCGGAAAACTCGAACCCAGCCACCCCCTCCGCAGCGGAAGCGGAGATCAGTCCCCCCAGGTTGTAGGCCCGCATGGACTCGGTTCGGGCGATGGCCTCCAGTCGATGCCGGGCGAACGACTGCACTTCCCCGAGCCGGGCCTCGAGGACCTCGTTGGTCCAGCCTTCCCGGAGTCCTGCCGCCACCTCGTCCCGGATCCTCGTCAGGACCCCGTCCTCCAGATCCCCCGCCAGGACGGGCACGTACCCCCGAATCCAATCCATGGCTTCCCGAGGGACCACGGAACGCCACCCGTCCCCGTCGGGCTCCTCCACGAAGGCGTCCAGCAGCGCACCCATGGGACCGATGCCAAGGAACGCTTCCTCCAGAAGCACAGCAGGATCCCGTCCCAATGCCCGGGAGGACTCCCGGAGCAACCGCCCTCCCTCGTGGATCCCGCAGGCCATGGCCAAACGCAACCCCCGGGACAGGTTCTCCCGGAAAACCTCGGTGAGAGGGTCTCCCCCTCGGAGGCCTCCCCCCGCCGCCTCCCGGCACCGTTTCGCCGTCCATGCATCCAGAGCCGGAATCAGGTCCCTCATCAGGATCCGGGGAAGCCGGGTCTGAAGGCGACCGGTTCGCCGGATCCAGGCCACCCTGATCTCCGTCAGGCGCTCTCCCGCCCCCCCTTCTCTCCTCCTCCAGCGGAGGAGGGTGTCCGCGAAAGTCTCGATCGCCATGACGTGACCCCTCCCTCCGGTTCCTCCGGGGCGCCGAGGCGTTCCCGCATCCAGGCCGCGTCCCCCTCGTCGGGGTAGAGCCAGCCGCCGTTGACGCCGTTCAGGAAGATCCGGGACAGCATCTCCCGTTCCTCCGGCGTGCCCAGGTCCGCCACGTCCAAGGTGCCGTAGCTCTTCTGCGGTCCGAAGTTCCACTCGATCAGGGGACGCCAGAGACATTCCAGTTCCGCCTCCGCCAGCTCCCGGGCCAGCCACAGGGCCGCGTCGTTGAACATCCGCCAGTGGACCTGCCCCAGGGAGTAGGACCCGCCGTTCTCCCCACCCTCCAGGAGGGAAGGAAGGAACAGGGCCCGGTAGATCATGCGGTTGCAGAACTCGATGGCCTTCTCGTAGGCATCCCCCACCCCGGCCCCGCCCTTCTCGGTGCCCACCACGGAGATGCGGTCCTCCGGTCCCACCGCGAAGTAGGCCTTCGCGTAGGCGTCCCGGAGCAGGGCCTCCATGGCCTCGCTGTCCTCGGAAACCCCCAGGAGCATGGGCATTCCGAACCGTTCCAGGGCCACCGCCCAGAACTTGGGGATGGCCCTCTTGAAGGCGTGCCATCTCCAGCACCGCCGAAGGCGGGACCTACCGTAGGGCGTCGTGGCGGCCCCGTGGCGGAAGATCAGGCACTTCTCCGCGGGGATGTCCAGATCCCGCCCGGCGACTCGCTGCCGCACCGTCCGGATCCGCAGGGCGTTGTCCGCCCCCCGTTGAAAAAGGAACTTCAGGGTCGTGGGATCGTAGGAAGGGAGGGAGGACAGAAGCCATCGCCCCTCCTCGGGAAAAAGGGTGAACTCCGAGACCCCGAAACCGAAGGCCAGGGCGTTCTCCAGCAGGGCCCTCCGGGTCTCGTGGATGGTCCCCCCGACCTTCTCCACGCAGGCGTCCACCAGATCCTTGATGCGCTCGTCCGGATGGGAGAAGGCCCCGATCTTCGAGACCACCGAGAAGCACAGGAACTCCAACCCCGACCCAACGGTCTCGTCGGTGTCCGTCATCTCCCGGTAGTCCCACATCAGCGCCTCGGGATTCCTCACCGGCTGGTCCAGAGAGGACAGAAGCTGTGCCGCGACGGTGGAGTACCCCACCCCGAACGTCCGATCCGCCTTGACCTTCTCGGGCGCCGAGGCGCCCGGAGCCATCACCGTTGCCATCGCGTCCCCTCCTCGTGATCAGAACAGCTCCGGCGCCGTGCGCCGACCTCCGGAGATCAGCTTGGATGTCCTCCGTTGCATCAGCCATCCCAGCGCCTGACTCATGGCGTCCACCTGGTCATCGTGCCTCCCCCCAGGAAAGGCCGCGCACTCCTCCACGAAGTCGTGGATCCACGGCGCGTGCTGCGGGTCCGGGAGGAACACGTTGCCCGCCTCAATGAACGGAGCCACAGCGTTGGCCCGGGCCACCTTGCCACCCTCTGGCTCAACAGGGATCAGCCCGGGAATCTCGCGCTTCAGGGTCTGGAGGACCGCTGTCCCGTTGGCCTTGTCTTCGATCAGCTTTGCGGTGCATCTCGGCCACTTGGCCGACAGGCCTTTCACCGCCCTGACCGTGGACGGGAAGTCCATCCGAGCCCTTACCTGATCCAGCAGGTAGGCGTTGGGGCCCTTGCGCCCCCAAACCTGTCCCACCACGTAGTCGGCGGTGTCCGCATCCTTGAACGCGCAGTCCCAGGACTGGACGATCCGCTCCATGCCCAGGGCCGCATCCCCGGGGGGAAGCGGGTAGGTCCGCCACCAGCCCCTCCGGAGGATCGATCCCTCCGCGGGGGACGGATGCCCCTGGTAGAGGGCCGCCCAGTCCCGGGACCCCACGGTGGTCCGGATCTCCCGCAGGGCCTCCGCGTCGAACCGTTCGGGCCACAGGGCCTCGCCTTCCGCCCGGCCGAGGGGATCCCCTTCCTCCGCCACGGCCGGGAGGTTCAGGACCTCCCACCGCCCCGGCTCGCGATCCACCAGCCGCCCCGCCAGATCGTCCTCGTGCCACCGAGTCAGGACGACGACGACGCGCCCCCCGGGATGGAGCCGCGTCGACAGGGTGGAGCGCCATTCCGACCAGAGGCGCTCCCGGTAGGTCTCCGAGTCCGCCTCCTGGCGGTTCTTCACGGGGTCGTCGATGATCATGAGGTCGGCGCCCTTGCCCGTGATGGCCCCGCCGATCCCGGCGGAGACCATCCCGCCCCGGCGCCCGTCGATCCCCCAGTCCGATTTGTCCGCCCGCCCGCGGTCCAGGGTCACGCCGAACAATTCCGGCCCGAACTCCTCGATCTTCCGTCGGGCCCGCTCCCCGAAGTCCCGGGAGAGCGCGTCGGAGTAGGAGACCTCGATGACCCGGGCGTCCGGATGGCGCCCCAGGAACCAGGCCGGGAAGGTCTCCGTGACGGTCATGCTCTTGCCGTGCCGCGGCGGCATGGTGACGATGAGCCGCCGAAGATCCCCGCGTTCCACCGCCTCCAGCGTCCGGCAGGTCAGCTCCAGGTGAGGGGCCCGCTGCCAGCGCCCGCGGTGGACGTACTGGCAGAAGAAGGCCAGGTCAGTCCTCGCCAGTGCCATCCACGCCGCCCGCAACAGCTCGGGCGTGCAGCTCCGCGAGGAGGCGCTGCGCCTCAGGGTCTTCGAGGAGCTTCCCAATGTACGGGTCATGACCTACCTCCACCCTGCCCCCGTGCTCCATGCGCTGGACGTCCCGCCAGAGATCCGGACGGCGGTTCTTCAGCCAGAAGATCTGGGCGGTCACGTCGGGGAGAACCTGCTTCTTCACCTTCTCCACCCGCAGCGTCTTCGTCCCCCCGGCCTCGGGTTTCCCGACCACCCGAACCTCCTCGACCTCGTAGCCCAGGGCCCGGCGAAAGAGGGACGCCTCCACCGTGGAGTCCGCCTCGCTCTTCGTCTCTTTTAGGGCGTCACAAAATGTTTCATCCATTTTTTCCCATTTATTGAGAAGCGCTCGAGAGATCCCCATCTCCCGGGCGATCTCCTCCCTGGTGAGTCCCCGGCGCGACAAGGAGCGGGCCCAGGCCGGGTGGTACTTCTCGGAGTACTCCACCCGGGGACGACCTCGCTTTCTCGCTCCTGCTTCCGTCACGGTCCATCGCCTCCCTTCCCGCCACGCCGCTTCCTGCGCTCCTCCGCCTCTTCCGCGAACGTCGCTCCGGAGGCTTCGAGCCTCGCCTCCTGACCGGAGAACCGCTGCCATCTCTCCACCACCACGTCCGCATAGGCCGGATTCAGCTCGCAGCCAAAGCAGACCCTGCCGGTCATCTCTGCGGCGATCACCGTGGTCCCCGAACCGAGGAAGGGGTCGTAGACGCCCTGCCCCGGGTTGCTGTTGTTCTCGATGGGACGCTTCATGCACTCCACCGGCTTCTGCGTGCCATGCACCGTGTCCTCGTCCTGATCTCTCGACGAGATGGGCCACAGGGTCGTCTGGGCCCTGCCTCCCGCCCAGTGCCCCTTGCGGCGTACCGCATACCAGCAGGGTTCATGCTGCCAGTGGTAGTCCCCCCTTCCGAGGACCAACCTCTCCTTGGCCCAGATGATCTGAGCCCTTAGGGTGAATCCGCATGCCTCCAGGGACTGCGCCACCGAGACGGCCCGGAGTGCCCCGTGCCAGACGTAGGCCACGTCCCCCGGGAACAGGGTCCAAGCCTCCCGCCAGTCCGAACGATCGTCGTTCTCCACCCTCCCGATCCGCCGGGATCGGTTCACCCCCGCCCGATGCCTCCAGGTGGGGTCGTACTCCACTCCGTAGGGCGGATCCGTGACCATCAGCTGGGGCGCCGCGCCGCCGAGAAGCCTTGCGACGGTTTCCCGGTCCGTGCTGTCCCCGCAGACGAGACGGTGCTTCCCCAGAATCCAGAGATCCCCCGGGATGGAGACAGGATCCTCGGGAACCAGAGGGACATCGTCCGGGTTCGTCCGCTCCCGCTCCGACTCGGCATCCGCGAGGATCCGATCCAGATCCTCCATAGAAAAACCGGGCACATCCGCTTCCAGTCCGCCCACCGAATCCAGCAGACCCCGCAGAATACCCTCGTCCCACTCCGCCAGTTCCGCCGTCCGGTTGTCCGCCAGGGCCCGACGCACGGCGGTGACGTTGTCGTCGTCCACGTAGAACACCCAGGCCTCGGCCCAGCCTAGGCGCCGCATCGCCTCCAGCCTCCCGTTGCCCACCAGGACCCGCCCGGTGGACCGCTGCACCACCAGCGGGGCATGCTGCCCGAACTCCCGCAGGGACCGGACGACCTCCTCCAGATTCCGTTCCCCGTGCTTCCTTGCATTGACGGCATCGGGGACGAGCGCCTCCAGCGATACATACTCCAAGTTATCCATATACAGAAACCCCTCCCGTCACAAAAAAGGCCCCGGGCGACCAGTAGGCGGCTCCGTATCCCTGATTCGCTGTTCCGCTATCTTGAAATAGCCCTCGTCAAGTTCTATCCCGATGAAGTCCCGTTTCGTTTTCACGCATGCCACGCCGGATGCGGTCTTTGAAGACGTCCGACAGGCGTTTCTTGGCGTCGGCATAGGTTGCGGTCACGCCTCGGGCTCCCGTTCAGCCTTGACCTCGTCCCAGGTCTGCCCGGTGGACTCCAGCACCGGCGTCTGGTCGGGGTGGTTCTTGATCCAGCGGATCACGGCCACGTCGACATACTCTGGCGCAAGCTCCGAGGCCCTGACCCGGCGGCCGCCCGCCTCACCCGCCAAGATCGTGGTGCCCGAGCCGGAGAAGGGCTCGAAGACGATGTCGCCCTCGTCTGAGTAGGCCTCCATCACGAACTTGGGCAGCCCGACGGGGAAGACCGCCGGATGGTCGACCTCCCGCTCGTGATCGATCGGCCCGCGCTGGCGGGTGACGGTGATGACCGAATCGGGGATGCGAAATTCCTGGATCGGCCGATCGGCGTGCGTCCAGTCGCTGGGACTGCCGTCTTTGTCCCGCAGACCGCCGCCGCCGTTGAGTGCCGCAAGGTGCGAATAGGTGCCCGCCGTCTTGCACGGCACGATCTTGTTGGGCTTTCGGGCTTCGCGGTTGAAGTGGAAGATGAACTCGTGCTGGGGCGCCAGCCGCCCGGCCCAGTCGCCGGGCACGGTCACGCCCTGATCCCACACATACCAGCCGAAGCGCCGCCAGCCCTGGGCGCGCATCCACTCGATCCAGCCGTCCCAGTAGGGCTGCCACTCGCCATCGCGATGCACCAGGCCCAGGTTGACCAGCATCTGGCCGTCGGCGCGCATGATCGGCATGGCCGCGGCAAAGACGCCTTGCATCAGCGCATCCCATTCCGCAATGCCGCCCGTGGTGTAGTTGCGCTGGTTGGCATAGGGCGGGCTGGTAAAGAGCAGCGCCGCACGCTCGCCCGCCATCAAGCGCTCGATGGCGGCGCTGTCGGCCGAGTCGGCGCAGATGAGGCGATGCTCACCCAGCCGCCAGATGTCGCCCGGGCGGCTGATGACGATGCGCGGCACCGTGATGTCGTCGGCGTCTGGCGTGGGATCTTCGCTTGTCTCTGCCCCGGGCGTGCCGTCGTCTGCGTCGTCGTCGGCCAGCAGTTCGGCCAGCTCGTTGTCCGAGAAGCCGATCAGGCCCAGGTCGGCTCCGAGGTCCTCCAACTCGGACAACTCCAGCGCCAGCAGCTCCTCATCCCACCCGGCATTCAGCGCCAGCTTGTTGTCGGCCAAGATATACGCCTTGCGCTGCGTCTCCGTCAGATGATCGTGGAGTACACACGGCACTTCCTCAAGACCGAGCTTTCGGGCTGCCAGCACGCGCCCATGGCCGGCGATGATGTTGTTTTGTCCGTCGATGAGGACCGGATTCATAAACCCAAATTCCCGGATGGATGCAGCGATTTGGGCAATCTGTGCGTCATTGTGCGTTCTGGCGTTTCTGGCGTAGGGAATCAAGTCCTCAACGCGCTTTTTTATCACTTTAATCTTAGCCACCCCCCCATATCCCAACTTGCGAAATCTCGCGCGTGACCACCCGGCGTAGTTTGGGGATACACCCCCTGGGGATTTAGCCCCCCTACCCTTGGTTGAACCCATGCACCTTGCTATGGCAGCTCCTGCAAAGGCTCTCCAAGTTCCCCACGTCCAAAGGCTCGCCGCCTTGTGATATCTCCACTTTATGGTGGACCAGCTCAGCAGATGCCCACGCTACTATCGTAGCCCGAAATCGGGACAGACAAAGACGCAACCTCAGTGCCAGTGCGTGACAACAACCCCGTTCATCCTCCAGAGACCAGACGTAGCGGCTCCGACTCCGGGGGGTAGACAACCACCAGACGAGCGATCTCCTCCGGGACCTCCGCCCGCTTCCTCCTGACCGTAATCCCGCTCACCCCGAACCGGTCCGCGATCCGTTCCACCCTGGACCCCCCGATGTGAGACGCCCCGCCCGGACGGATCCACTTCACATGCTCCAGGAAGATCCCCCACTCCCGAGGACAGGCCTCGGCATACTCCCGGCACCGGGCCGACAGGTGGTCCCAGCCTCCCGCCGACTCCACCGCCTGCAGGTACGGCTCCGCCTTCATCAGGCAGATCTCCGCGTAGGGGGTCGAGGTGCCTCCGTCCACCCGGGTCCCCAGGTCTGGGGCCCCGTCTTCCAGCAGCTCCGCGATGTCCACCGACGACGGGGGGGTAGCCTCTCCCAGGAGCACGCGGATTCCCGCCGGATGACCAGCGGCCAGCAGGTCGATCAACTCCGCAAGGAGTCCCTGAATGTGTCGCCAGTCTCGTCCGGTCATGGATCCTCCTTCCTGTCCTACGCCGCCCTCGCGGCGGAAGAACCCTGTCCCTGGACCTCTGCCACCTCGACCTCCACGTACTCCTCCAGGTCAAAGCGCTTGGACGCCACCAGCCGAACGACCAGGGCGTCGTCTTTCCAGAGAATCCCGGACAGCCCGTCCAGGACTCCTTTTGCCAAATTGTCGATATCCGGCCTTGACGTGGGGCTCAATACCCCGGACAAGGCCTCGGCTCTCCGCTTCTTGGGCCAGGAGGCCGGGATGCTCCTTGCGATTGTTAGGCTGACTTCCAACGGGCCTTCCAGCGGAGGCCCTGGATGGTTTGCACGAGCCACTAGGGCGACATAGCGTTTGTAATCCCGACACTTCGGCGGGTCGTAGTGGACTCCGCTCCCCCACCTACCCCTGGGACGAGCCTGTGGGACGACGTGCCCCTCCACCCGGAACCGGATCACCCTCATGCTCCCACCCCCTGTTCCCTGGTTTTGGGCCGGGGTTCCCTGGAAACCACCCCAGCCCATACCCCGCATTTCAATTTCCCGCCTATTTCCCGTCACTCCAGAGGCGGTTTGAGAGACCAACTTTCCGCCACTGGACTACCTAGGGGGCGGGTTGTATGCCATTCCGCCAAAAAGCCCCTATTTCGCCACGTTTTGCCCCTGGACTATGTCGTACTCGTCAATCCCGATACTTCGTCGCCTACGGCTTTTTGAGCCCCCTACAAAAAGCAATGACGGGGACGGGGCTTCCCCTAGAACGGCGCCATGTCCGGACCACCCGGACCGGACGGGCCATCCTCGGGCGGGAAGTCGTCTCCGCCTCCGGGCCCCGCAGATCCGCCTTCCCGCTTGCCCCCGGGCATCAGGATCAGGTTGTCGGCCACCACCTCCGTGACCCAGCGGTGCTGACCGGTCTTCGAGTCATCGAAATCTCGCACGGAGACCCGCCCCTCCACCAGGATCGGGCGACCCTTGCGGAGGTACGTCTCGCAGAGGTCTGCGTTGAACCCCCAGGCCACCACGGAGACGAAATCCGTATGGCTCTGCTTCTGGCCACTCTGCCGATCTTTCCACTCCCGCCCCACCGCGACGGTGATGCGGGCCGTCTTGGTTTGTCCGACGTAGCGCACATCCGGGTCCTTCGCCAGGTTGCCCATCAGGATGACCCGGTTATAGCCGCGGCTCACAGGTGAGCCCCCCCTTCCGCCGTCTCCTTCGCCCGCTTGCTCCGGCAGGCCACGTTGAAACCGCGATGCTGATGCTCACAGTCCCTGGCGTACCCATCCAGGGGGGCTCGCCAGAAATGGCACTCCTTCGCCATCGTCATCGCCTCGGCCCCCAGGAAATGCGTCGCGCTGCAGTACGCCCGACCGGCCACCACCACGCACCGGTTGCAGACTGGGTGGCGCCCTCTCTCGGGCGTCATCGTCCGGTACTCCCGAACCCGCCGACGCCCCGCTCCGTGTCGGACAGCTCCTCCACCTCCACGATCTCCGCACGGGGCACCCGGGAGAGCACCGCTTGGGCGATCCGGTCCCCCCGGTGGATCCACTCCAGGGAGGTCCCCACGTTGCGCAGGATCACCCCGACCTCCCCCCGGTAGTCCGCATCGATGGTCCCCGGAGCGTTGGGGAGGATGAGCGCTCGTTTGAGGGCGATCCCTGACCGAGGCCGCACCTGAAGCTCGTACCCCTCGGGGATCTCCACGGCCCACCCAGTGGGGACCAGGGCCGTTTCCCCCGGGGAGACCACCGCATCCTCGGCGGCGCACAGGTCAAACCCGGCAGCGCCCGGGGTCTGGTACGCGGGGAGGATTGCCCTCTCCCGGATTTTCCGGAGTTTCAGAGTGATTCCGCTCATTCGTTCGCCCTCCCTCTCCCCCCGTGCAGGGGGCAGTCCCAGTCCATGACGTAGACCACCTGGCCGTGCTCGTCCCGCCCCATCCCCGCCCCGTGGGCGTTGTCGTACACCGGGCAGGTGCAGCCCAAGGCCACAGCGGAGGGACTGCCGGGGGTGGGGATGGTCTCCTCCCACTCCCGCAGGATCTCCACCCGCTCCTCCTCCGATATGGTCCGGGACAGCTCGTCCCAGTCCTTCATGTCCTCGCCTCCAGTCCCCTAACCTTCGCCAGCGCATTTCTCGCAGCAACACGTGTGCCTGGTGTCCCGTGCTCGACAAGCCCCTCCAGCGCCGCCGCCAGCTCGTCCTCCAGGGGGCGGTGATTCCAGTTCTCGATGGCCTTGAACTTGCTGTAAGCCCCGCAGGTGAAACACCGCACCGCAAAGCAGCCGTCCAGGAACTCCTCCCCCACCCCGAGGTTTTTCCCTTCGCCGCAGAACGGGCACGGCTTCAGCTCGCTCACGCCTCTCCCCTCGCTTTCCGCATGACCTCTTCTGCGACCGACCGTGTCTCCTCGGTCAGGCCCTCCGCTAGGATGCGTTCCAAGGCGACCATCATCTCCGGCGCGGCAGCGATCAGGCGGGCGTCGGCCTCGCAGAACGGGCGTGCGATGGTCTCCGGCTCATCGTCCACAACCGCAAAAACTCCACCATCGCAGTCATAGACGTCTGGTCCCATCCCGCCGTCTTCATCCCAATCGGGCTTCATGCTCACAAACCACGGGGCCGGTGTGTGGGTCACATCCCCACCTCCGGCTTCCCGACCAGTCCGCAGTAGCCCCGGCGCCTGTCCTCCGCAACCTCGGCCCCGTCGAACCACCGCCAGCCCATGCACTCCTGGCCCCAGCAAGTGCTGTCGCCCTCCGCGTCCACCATCTCCATGGGGCAAATCCTGGACTCCGCTTCCTTCTCCGTTACCAGCATCTCTACACCTCCCCAAACAGCCCCCGGGCCTGCGCCCGGGGGGACAGCCACAGGCACTCCGTCCAGGCCATCAGGCCACCTCCTCCACGTCCAGAACCTCTCCCCCAGGTAGCCGATGCGCCTCCAGGTGGGACAGCGCGGTCCGCTCCGCCTCCCACTCGTCCCCACCCCGCACCGTCAGGGCCACCCGGTGCCGCTGCCCCGGGAAGCGCACCAGGACGCGGTAGAGGCGGAGACTCACTGCCCCCACCTCCGGGCCGTCCTCCGCGCCGCGTCGCTCTGGCACTCCCGCACCGGACGATCCGCCCGCTTCTGCTGGTGGCGGCAGCCGGATTCGGTCATCTCCGCGAAGGGGCAAAGAGCCTGCTGCTCGCGGAACGATCCCGCCGCGCACCGGTACGTCTTGCCCGTGAACGAACACAGGTTACCCGTGGTCATGCCGCCGCCTCCCATCCGCTTTCGATCTTCCGAGCCAGGGCCACCGCTCCGTCCTCTCCCAGGCGAAGCAACACCGGGAGGGGGACGATCCACGTATCCCGGGGCCGCTCCACCAGGGCCCAGGGCCACCAATCCGGGAGGGAGGGAACCAGCCGCTTCCACGCGCTTCGGTCCGTCATCTCGCGCCTCCTCACAAACTCGCCTCGAACGGGCTCCGCTGGGGCTTCGCTCGGTACACCTGCGTCGCCTCGGCGCTGAACGCCAGCCCCGGAGTCATCAGGTCCAGTTCCATCGTGGGGTTCGTCCCCCTGCGGTTCTTTGCCACGGTCGCGAAGTAGCGGGACTTCCCAGCTTCGTGGAACTTCTGGAGTTCGATCTCGAAGTGCGCCCGCTCTTCCAGGGCACCTCCGCCTCGACCGTGCCCCCCTGTGCTTCCGGCGACCTGCTCGGCCCGTGCGGCCCGCCCCATCTGGGACAACAGGATCGCCACAAAGCCCAGCCGTTCCGCCGCCACCAGAAACCGGGGAACGATCCGGGACACCACCTCCAGGTCGCTTCGGTCCTTCGGTCCACGGAGCAGCGTCGCGTAGTCCACCACCACCACGTCCGGGCAAACCCGCATCGCCGCCGCCAGGACCTGATCGTCCGTGCAGTTCCCCGCCTCGTCCCGCCCGATCAGGCAGAACCGCCCGTCGTCCAGCTCACGGACATCCCGCTCAGCCGCAGCCAGAGCACGGAGGTCCTCCTCGGATCCCCCCCCCTGGATGGCGGCTCGAACCCTCCACTCGGGCCAGCACAGGCGCCGTTGCAACCGCCGCATCGCCAGAGCCTCGGTGCCCATGTCGATGGATGCGAAGAGCACCCGCAGTCCGTCCACCAGGGCTTTTTCCGTCAGGTTCAGCGCCAGCGAGGTTTTCCCAGATCCGGGGCCCGCCGTAATCACCACCAGATCCCCCGGGTAGAACCCACCCGTGGCGCGGTCCAGCCCGTCGATCCCGAACCGGGCCCCGGGCCAGTCCGCCTCCGCCTGAAGCCGACGCCGAAGGGAGGCTTCGTGGGCTCTGGGATCCAGCTCGATCTCTGCCGCCAACCCCCGCATGTTCGCAAAGGCCCGGTAGCAGATCCGGCGAACCGTCGTCGCGTCCACGGGGCAAACGCACCCCAGGTCCGCCAGGAGCCTACGGGCCGTCTCCTCCGGGGAAATCCCCTGCCCCGCGCCGTAGTAGGCGTACTCGTGCAGGAACCCGGGGAAATCGTCGTTGCCCACTGCCATGGCCCGAAGCATCTCCGGGTCGCCGGGGAACTGTGCCCGTACCGACAAGAGCACCTCCCCCAGCGGAGCCGGGGCCTGTCCCCCTGCCGAGGTGCTGAATCTGGAGTGCCAGTCCCTAACCGCTTGCCTCGACGCCAATCCCCTCACCTCCCGGCAACGCCTCGAACGGGCACCGATCCTCCCTGGTCCGGTAGGCTCGGTCCGCGCGCTCCAGGGCCTTCGTCACGTTCCCCTCCGAGCGGATCAGCCAATCAAAATCAGCCTGCCACTTTCCCGTGCGACCGGAGTAGAAGTCATCCAGCCGCACCGCCGAGAACAACACGCTCCACCAACCCGGATCCATCCGCTTGGGGGCTTCCCGCGCCCGAGCGAGGATCTTTCTTCGCCTCTCCTGGGTCAGCTTCAGCACCCTGGGAAAGCCGATCTCCCCCATTTCCCGGTTCCACAGCTCCACCACCGTTTCCGGCAGGTTTTTGCCCTGGGGGATCTCGCCCTCCAGGAGGGATCCCGTCTCCCGGGGCGCTTCCTGCCCGGGGGACGACGCTTCTTGGTTTTGGGTTTTAGGTTCTAGGGTTTTAGGTTCTGGAGAAGAGCAGAGCAGAGCAAGAGCAGAGCCAGCGCCGCGCCGGCGTTCCGCTGGCGGTTCGCTGGCGAACGCCCGGCGAACGCCCGGCGAACGCCGGGCACCCGCCCGAGAAGCACGGACCGCCTCGGCGTACTCGGAGGCGGAAATCCCCGTCCTGCCCTGACCCCGGAACGCCTCGGCCTCCAAAGGGGCCACCTGGGCCAGACGGGAGAGCCGGGCCGCGTCGCTGCGGTCCCTGCTTTCCGCCACCCAGGGGTTGTTCTCCGCCCAGTCGTGCAGGCGAAGCCCTCCGGGGCCGTCCGGGTCTTCGTCCACCCAGCGCAGATCCCGCAGAGCTGAGACGAAGGCCCCGGGTTCCCCTTCCCACCGGGCGGCGATCTCCACATCCTCTGTGTCCATGCCCGCCAGATCCCCGTCGGGACGGTTCTTCGCCGCCCAGATCCAGAGGACCTGGAGAGACCGGACCCCCTCCAGCCCCAGGCGCCGGGCCAGTTTGAGGGTCTTGGGGTGGTCCCAGAAGCCCAGGTTCAACCGAAGATCCATGTTCATCGCGCCTTCTCCAACGCCCAGTCCACGCCGATCTGCCTGGCAGAGTGACGGGGAAGGGCGGGATCGCTCCCGCCCCTGTAATTGCCGTTCATGCCGCCTTCCCCGGGGTGTGCTCCATCCCAGGCATCAAGGCCTCGGCCTCTGCCTCTGCCACGGGGCTGTCCTGGAGGAATCCCGGCTCGTCTCGGAGACTCCCCACGTCCTCCCGGGGAGGCAGCCCCAGAGCCGCGTCCAGGTCCTCCGGCTCCGCGGCATCGCTTTGAAGCTCCTCCAGACGACGCCGGAAATCCGCTTCGATGAGCGGGAGATGCTCCGCAAGGAAGGACGTCCCGTCCTGCCGCCCGCAGGCCTTGTTGATGGCGTTGGCCGCATGGGGCTTGGACATGGACAGGTCCTCCATGTAGCGAGCCAGCCACTTGGCCGCCTCCGCGTTGGGCTTCACCGTTGGGGCAGGAGCTGGGCGAGCTTGGGCGGGTGCAGGTGCGGGGGCCTCCGCCCCGGTTTCCAGCCACTCCCGGAGCTGCTTTCCCGTGTCCTCGGAGACCTGGAAGACCACCCCGTCGAAGATGCTGGTGCGGTCCTTGCTGGCCTGGGCCATGTGCCGCTGCTGGTCCAGCTCCAGAACCACCGTGAACTCGTAGTCCATACCCTCCCGCTGGACCGGGGCCATGCCGATCTTCACGGGCTTGATCTTGCCGCGCTCGTCCCTCTCCATGTCGTAGGCCACCTTGGTTCGCATGGTGGCGATGACGTGGCAACGGCTCTGGAGCATGCTGTCTACCAGCTTGTTATGAAGGGGCGTCATGTCCCTCCAGGCAGCGAAGTCGTTTCCGCGCCCTTTGCGCTGGTCCACCTGATCCAGAATCCCCCCCGCCCCTGCCCAGGCGTGGGACAGGGAGTCGATGATGAGCACGTCGTACCCCTCCCGTTCCGCCTCCTGGATGGCGGCGATGTACTTCTGGGGGGTGTAGGGCGGATCCAGGGGGCAGACGTCGTACTCTGCTAGATGCGCGTACAGCTCCCCGGACCCGTTCTCCGTGTCGATGAGGGCGATGCGCCCTCCGATGCCCTTGGCCACCTGGAGGGCCGAGTAGGTCTTGCCGGACCCGGAAGGCCCCACCAAACCCAGGCGCAGTCGGGCCTTTCTGCGTTCTGCCTTTCTGAATGCGCTCATGCCGCCTTCGCCTCCTTCTCGTAGGTCTGCTTGGCCCGGTAGAGGGACAGGGCCGACAGGAACACGTCCCAGGCGGAGTCGAGCTCCGGGCCGTCGATGACGTGGTCGTCGAAGCCCTCGTCCTCGGTCCGGCCGACCCGCAGGAGCCGGACGCCGTCGACGGGACATCCGATCTCCAGGAGGAGCCGGTGGTAGGCGGAGACCTGGTAGACGTGCTCCGGGTAGAGGGCCTTCGAGGTCTTCAGGTCGACGAGCCACCAGCGGTCGCCGATCCGGCCGTACCAGTCGACGGTCCCGCCGTAGCGGTGGATCTCGCTGACGAGCTGCCGCTCGATGAACTCGGTCTCCATCCTCATCCCGAGACGCTTCTCCCACTCGTAGAAGCTGAGGACGGCGTTCTCGGCGAGGTCCTTCTGCTCGGGCGTGATCCCCTCCCAGTCGACGGCGGGCCCCCCCAGGTACTCCTGGATCATCTCGTGCGCCAGGGTTCCGACCCGGGCCGTCTCGTCCACGTACTTCGTGGAGTCGATGCCCTGGAGCCCCAGGTTGTTGGCCCACTTGACCAGCTGGGGCTTGTTGATGACCCCGAGCACCGTGGTCACCCCGGGGACCTGGGTCCCGTCGCCCAGGCGGTAACGCTGGTGGGCCTTGGCGCGGGACGCGATCTTGGGTTCCGTCACGCCGCTCGACATAGCTCCTCCAACTCCTTCTCCAGGTTTTCCGCGAACTCGTCGTAGTCCCCCTTGCGGGCACACCGCTCGTCGCTGGGGTCGAAGAAGGCCGGGCAGGTGTCCTCGTCCGGCTCCACCTTCTGCCCCCAGCAGTCCCGGGAGCCCCGGAGGATGCTCACCGCCGGGCAGTTCGCGCAGAAGGCCTCCGTGAACTGTTCCGACTCCAGCAGAACCCGTGCCACTTCCGAAAGCTGCCCGCTCATGCCCCCACCCCCACTTCCACATCCACCCAATCCCGGTTCGTGTAGGCGATCCGAGACTGGGAATCCAGATCCAGGAACAGGTACAACGGCCCCGCGGCGCACTTCTGCGACCCCAGGTACTCCACCCGGCGCTCCAGCTTCTCTCGCGCCAGAATGCTCCCCCGTTTGGGGCCCATCCCCCGACCGGATTTGCTGTGCTTGCACCGCAGCCGGTAGACGATTCCCCGGGCCAGAGACGGCACCGGGATGGGTTTGGGCACGGGCCTGGGGGTCTGCCACTCCCCACGAAGGCGGGCCCGGTGTGCTACACTTCGCTCGGGGGTTGCCGCCCCCATCTGCACGTCCATTTTCTCCGCCGCCCCGGTTGCCGCCGGGGCTCCTTTTTTCTCCGTCATGCCGCTCCCCCCTCCCGAAACGCAAAGTCGCTGATCCCCTGAAGAACCTTGACCTGCACGTACTCGCGGTCGGGGCTGTTCAGGTCTCCGTCGCACATCCGCTCGATCAGGTCCCGCGCACTGGCCCTAGCTTGCAAAACCCGAGTCCCTGCCGGGCTAAAAGGCTCTCGATAGGGTCCCTCGACCCCTTGGCGTGCCCCCCGCTCAATGACGATGCTCATGCCGCCCTCCTCCTCTCCTGCACTGCCCGGAACTCCCTCGCCGCTTCGTGGAGGTAGTCCGGGAACTCCTCCCCGTCCTGCACCCCCTGGTCGTAGACCGCCAGGAAGTAGGCTTGGTCGTCGCGGATCTTCGCCAGCGTCTTGGCCAACAGCCCTTGGATGCTCCTTGCCGGGTACTCGCTCATGCCGCCTCTCCTCCCATCTGTTGATCCCGCTCCTTTTCCAGGGCGGCGATCCTCTCCTGGACCTCCGGGGGGATCACCGGGACCTCCTTCACCACCTCCGCACCGTCACTGCGGTCCCCGGGGGGTCGTGGCGGACTCGCGCTCTCCCCCTCGCGCTGGTGGTGCGCCCCGGCTCTGTCTCCAGCCTGCCGGGGTCCGGCTGATTGGTTGTCAAGGTGCTGGGTGCGGGCTACGCGGCTTCCAGTGCCTCCAGGATCCTGTCCAGGTGGTCCCTGGCCTCGCGGCACTCGCGCCGCGACGACTACGCCGCTTTCGCTCCCCCGTCCCGGCTCCGGCGGCGCTGCCGGGGGGCGGGAGGGGATAAAAGCTCATCGATCGTTTTGCAGCGGTACTTCTCTTTGAGAAGGAGAAGAACGCCAAGATCCGGCGTCGTATCCTCGTCCCCCGCCCCCTCCCACCGCTGGACAGTTCTTGTCGATACGCCAAACTCCTTTGCGATCTCGCTTTGGCTGATTCCGGCTGCCTGTCTGTGGGCTTTCAATGCTGGGATCCCCATGTGCTCACCTCCCTTCTGCACCAAGTATAGACAAGAATTGGCGTACGTCAAGGGGTGACATTTCGAATCATGGCGTTAATTGGAGGGCTGGTTTCGGCAATTGTCGTCCTGCGTGTCGCGACAGATGGCGTCATGGTTTGCGAAGCAGGAGGGGTGCCATATGGGGGTCAAAGAGCGGCTGGAGGGGGTGGAGCCGACTATAGCGGAGTGGAAGATCGTCGATCTGCGGGAAATCGGGCCCGTGTCTTCAGACCCGGAGCTGAAGCCCTTCGGGATCAAGGTGGATGGTGACTCCATGGAGGACGCGGGGATCCCGAACGGGTCCATCGCCGTGGTGAACCCTGGAATCGATTGGGTCAGCGGAGACGCGGTGCTGGTCCGCATCGGCAGCACCTGCGCCATCAAGTGGGTGGAATGCAGACCGGGGGGAGCCTTGGTCTTCTACGCCGCCTCCGGGCCCTCTTTTTCATGCCCAAACATGGGCCTATAGACCTATTGCGATATGGAAATAGATGGGGTATCCTGGTCTCAACGAAGGGGGCGAGGATATGAAGATCATCACCAGCCAGAGCTACATCGACCAGGAAATCGTTGCGGAAAAGATGGATGCCCGGGACTTCGACGTTTTCGTGACGACACCCTTTGAGTTGGATGGCGTCGAGTTTGTGATCCTGGTAGACGGGAACCATTCCCTCCGAGCCGCCCTTGAGGCCGGAGTTGATCCCACGGTCCACACCATCGACATGCAGCAGCACGAGATGGCTGGCATCGGCGCGGAAGAGGCGCTGGAGCGGTGCTGGCAAGACAGCGACTACAGGGACGCTATCACCGGCGAGCTGGTTTGGTAGGGGGGGTTTGGAGCATGAACGATCCGATCCGGGAGGCAGAAATCAGGACCTACCTAGCCCGACAGAGAGACAGAGATGGCGACAGGCCAAGGACACCAAAACCCAAAGGAGGGTCTGGGAATGAGATTTGAAATTTTGATCGAGAACTACGCGGGGAAAGCACGCAAGGTGTTCGAGAGCAGCAACCCGTCAACGGTCGTCCATGCCTGGAACAGCCTAATCAGCGAACACCCTGGCCCGGAGGACAAGTTCCTCCGTCTGCACACCGAGGATTGGACGGAGTTCTGGGAAAATATCGCGGGAAGGTGGGTGCTGGTGTGATGACTGAGGAACGCGTAGCGGAAATCAAGACATACCTGGAGCGGAGGAGTCTGGGCGTCCGGGCAATTCCGGGGCTTCGGCCACAGGATCAGGAGGAAGCGGGAGTACTGGTCACCCTGGTCCGGAGTGGGGAGATCCCCCCGGAAAAACTGCGCAGCTGGATCGAGTATGCGAAGAGGACGAACCGGGTTCGCCGTCGCACGTAGGAGACCGCTAGGCCCCCGGGAAACCGGGACCGGTGCAAGCCCGGTGCCCCCTGCAAGGGGGCGGCGCTCATGGTCAAAATCATGCCCCTGGAGGGGCGAGGAGGAATGCGAAATGGCAGCGTTCTCCACAACGTTCGAGCTTTCCGGCGGGTTCCATTCTTCGGGGCCGATTCGGGTCCGGGTGTTGACGGACCTGTGGGGCCTCCGGACAGAGGATATTCCGGCGGCGCTGGACCACTGGCTGTCGCCCTACCAGCGTCGGCGGCTCGAACGGCACTTTTGCGGGATCCCGGGCTGTGCCTGTGGGTCCTGGCACCGCGCGGAGATCCGGGTCCTCCCGACCCCGATCGATCGGGACTAG